CATCAAAATATTTGCCTTGGTCATATACCTTGGCTCTTGATAAAAAGGAATATGTTCTTATTACTTCATCTGCCTCTAATCCTTGTCTGCTTGACAACTGCCTTGCTCTTGTCCAACCAACGCTTGTTCCGCAATCAGAACCATTCTCTTCTTTATGCTTTAATGCTTTTTTAGCAGCATTAGTTGCAGATTGTGGGTAATTACTGTACTTGGGCATTGCTATTATTATTTTGTTGACCTTCAGCAGGAACTTCCCTACTGTTTGAGGCTAATGGCATACCAAACTTATCACCACCTTCGTATGGGTTAAATCCTTCCAGGTTTCTAATCTCGTTAGGTGCAATCGCTCTAATGTTGTACAATTTAGTGTAAAACTCTGCTCTTGCCATTACATCGCCTTTGTATAACTCTTCAAGGTCTAATTTAACGTAATACTTTCCCCAATCTTTTTGTGGAAATAGTTTTGTGTTAAATTCATTCTCAATTCGCTTAGTCCATGCTCTTAGTGTGTACTGAACAAATATCCTGTTTAATATCTCAATGTTTGTGGTTGATATATTGTTGTTACCCAAAAGCAAAAAGCCTGGAACACCAGTCAAATTCGAAATATCCTCAATAGTTAACTTTCTTGCATCAATATCCGCTGCCTCTAATCTTGAGGCTATCGGTTTAAATTTAAACCCTGCTTGTAGGAAGGCTACACCTTGTTGGTTATTAGGTCCTGAGTGTTTATCTGCCCAAGACTTCTTAATTACATTTAATTGGTCTTCATTTAGGATAAGATCCGTCTCAACCGTACCACTTAAATTAGTTCCTTTAGCATAAATGTCATTACCATAGTCAATCTCGTGTAATGCCCTTGATAAAGTTGTTTTACCAGCTTCAATAAGACTTTTGCCCCAATAGCCATTATCACTAAAGGATTTTATATGTAAAACCTCAGATGAACTATAGATTTCCGTACTACCTTCTAATTTATAATAAAACTCATCGTTTATCTTGTACATCTCCCAAGGAACATCAACCAAGTTTAAATCAATTACATTTCCTGCTTGATTCCTATTAGGTATAATAAGTACATTGCCACTTTTGGTTGACATCGAACCATTAACCGCTTGTCTTACGATGGCTTCACGAAAACTAAAAGTATCATACTTACTTGACGGTCTGTATTTAATTAATGAATACAATGGATGGTTTATAGCCTCAACCACATTACCATCAGCCTTAGTTTCGTATATAGAAAAGGGTAAAGACGCTATTTGCTCTGATAAAATAGATAAAGCCCTAAAATAAGCAGGGATAGACAAAGATGTTTCATGACTAACCCTTCGTTGATTAGTTCCAAATAATTCCTGGTACAATTTCCAATCTTTGGCAGGACCTAAATTGGTAATTCTACTCCTTTTAATGAATTTTACTATTTTATTCAAAAATTCCATACTGCAAAGATGATTATTAATAATTTTATATGCAAATAAAAAAATTAACCAATTATCAAATTAAAATCTAAATTAATTTTGTTCTTAGGGTCAATAGCCTCACCAATAGCCATTGCAGCCGCTACCATGCCGTCAATTTTTTCATTAGATTTCCTTTTATCAAACTTAACCAAACCCGTTGAATTTAAAATTAATGCTACATTTGACAACATCCACTTTGCCACCGGATCTCCATCATGAAATATTTTTTTACCAATAATCATTTTCTCAAACTCACAGATTGGTGTATTCATTTCGGGAAAACTTTGTGGGAACGGTTTTACATTAACTCCTCTTTCTTGTAATGATATAACAACGTGTGTTGCTCTCCAGGGGTCATAGGCAAGGCTTCTAATGTTGTATTTTTGGAATAATAGGTAAATATCATTAATAATTACATCGTTATCTACAATATTACCGTTAGTAACCTTTATACTGCCGTTTAATGCCCAATCCATATAAGGAACACCATCTCTAAGGCTTCTGTCTTTGACATTTTCTTCGGGAATCCAATATTTCCATATAACAAAGGCTGGTTTATTGTCAAATTCGGGGAAAAACAAGCAAAAAGCACTAATATCAATTGTTTGCGCCAAATCCAATCCACCGAAAGCTGGTCTGTTCAATAAAAAGTCATCAGTAATTTTCATTTCGCACTCATTCCACATATTTTCATTAATCCATGTAGCGTGAGTGTTTGTCCAATAGTTTAGATTCTTTGTCATAAAGCCAATTTGCTTGGCTGCACCTTCATTTATAGCTTTTGTGTATTGGTCTTGTAGATATCCCATACCAATAGTGACATTCATAGATGGATTTGATTTAATCCAATTGTCGCTATTTTGCCAATCGTCATCCTCATCTAAACTAAATATTAACGGAAACACCGCATCATCGTGTTTATGGCCTTTAATAATATCCAAACACACTTTCCTTAATTGGTAACACGGACTTTCCTTATTAAATCCAGCAGTAGTGGTAATTAAAATTAATGGTTGACTTCTACTACCAATACCAGATTCCATAATTTCTAACACCGAACTATCGGGATGCGCGTGAAATTCATCCACTATAGCCACATGGGGATTTAATCCATCAAGTGTTTTAGCATCGGATGATACAGGAATCATCTTACTATTTGATCCGGTAGAATAAATTGAATGCGCTCTGACTTGAACCATTTTGTTTACCGCTGGGCTATCCTTCTTTAAATAATCTAAAATGACTTTTGCGGCATCCCAACATATCCTTGCCTGGTCACGGGTAGTGGCTGCCGTATAAATCTCAGCACCTTTTTCTTGATCAAGAATAAAACAAGCCACGGCAGTAAGAGCAGCAGTTTCTGTTTTTGCATTCTTTCTTGATATTTCAAGGTAAACTTTCCTAAATCTACGTTTTTTGTCAATTTTACGCTTCCAACCAAATATCATTGCCCAAAAGAACTCTTGCCACGGCATAACATTGACATTCATTGCAGCATACTCGCCTTTAGTCAATCTACATACCTTCATAAAAGAAATATAGGTATCTGCAGCCTTTTGGTCGTAATAGTAAGGGAAATTGTTGTTTTCTGACTTCTTTACGTCATCATAGTGCCTTTGAATAGCTAACCTTGCATATTCCCCAATCAATTCGTTTTCTAAATCAAACATTATGCGTTTTTAATCAACTTCATAATAGGATCTTCTTCTTTTTTGTCCGCTCTGTTAAAGTATTCCAGCTTTAACCTTGCCTTCGGGTCAAGACCAAACCTATCAGACATATCGTTGTAAATCTCAACCGACTGTTTAAACATCGTCCACTCTGGTGAAATCTGCTGAACACCGTTTGGGTAAACAACCACACCATCGTTTTTAAGGATATTGTTAGCAGCGTGTTGTATAACAGTCAATAACCTTGCTAACATATTGATAGCGATGATGTCAACATTGTAACTTGCATCGGCAGATTCAAGATGCTTTTTTACTAATTCAACAGTATTTTGCTCCTCATCGCTTAAATCAAATGGATTATGGGCAATTATAGCTTGAGGTGTAATTCTTTTAACTCTACCAGGCTTCAAAGTACCTTGCAAGTCTTTCAACTTCTCCGTTTTCATTTTAATTTACTTTTTTGTTTATAATAGCCTTTATTATGTCATCTTTAGACGATGGAAGGTAGTAACCGTCAGAACTTGCCATCCTTGCTGGTAAAAAGCCTCTACCTTCCATATTACTCTTCACATGATGACATCGTTTGCACAAAGTAAACAAGTTCCGCTCATCATATGGATGACCACCGTCCAAGATTCTTATAACGTGATCCGCAATGCCATTGTTGTTTCCATCAGAGCAATCCGTGTAAATGCCTTTAGCCTCGCATACCTCACACATTGGCTTCCTTGTCTTTTGCAAATGGCGAAGACGCTTCCACAACGGTGTGCCGTAAAACTTGTTTTCCTCTTGGTTTTGGTGCGGTTTCCTCTTTACTGGGTTTTCAAACCGACGATATGATTTATTGTTTAATATTGGCATATCACAAAAGTACAATTATTTTTTTATACCCACCCTTGATATTTTTGGATTGATTCGAGATTGACCGCGCCCGACAATGGTATTTCGTGTCAAAAACGGCCGGATCCTCCCCCCTGGTTCTGAAATCCTACCTATCCCATAGGGTTAATAGGGTTTTTCCTTACAATGCCTTTTTTCCCGTTTTTTCGCGTTTTTTTGCCTTGTTTTCGCTTGTTTGATTGGACAAAAGATGTAAAAAAATACTTTGTTTGATTGGTTGAAACATTGACATATTAACCCTATAGACATTCCTTTTATATGCTTTGCTTTTATACTCATACTAATATTAAATAAAAAGATATGCTATTATAATACTTTGCTTTGCTTTGTTCCTTTGCTTTGTTTTATTAACTCTATTTAATAATTTATTTATATCGTTAATATTAAGCCTATATTTTAGTTCTAAGATACTTTTGTTTTAATGTAGTGTTATACCTTTACTTTTATTTATGATTGCTTAAATGTTAAATATGTGACAAATTTATTTACCTTTTGTCCTGGACATAAAAAAAAGGGTAGTAAAATTAATTACTACCCTTAAAATACTTTGCTTTGCTTTGCTTGTTAATAGTCGTATAATTCGCACAAATCGAATAACATTTCGCTATCAATCAAATGTATATTTATTTCACTATCTTTTAGTAATTCCTCAAAGTAATTAAACAAAGTATGTTTTATGATTTCATTGCTTATTTCATTACATTCTATAGGATACTCTATATTTTTTAATTTTACACTGCTTTGGCATTGTTGTTGAAATTCATATAGGTATAATGATGTAAAAATATAGCCGTACTTTTTAGTAAATTTTTCGGAATTGGTATACAATGCCTCTTTGATTTGTCCCATTTTATTTGTTTTTGACTGTTTAAAAATAATTAATTATACTTTAAGTAAGTATTTTTTTTGATTGCATCATTTAAACGATACTTTCCAAAATAATACATTTTTGCCTTAGCTAATATACGCAATGCTTCTTTTTTACTGTATGCCGTTACGCATTGCGCACTACAATAAAAGCCGTTACAATCTAGCCTAATACCGTTTAACACTACAATCCATTCGTTAAATTTCATAATTATTGGTTTTTGTTTTTGTTAAAAATTGGTTTTAATATTCCTAAGTATATAACCACTATAACCGCTATATAAAATAGGATAATCGGATAAAATAATATACCCAATATAAAGTAGGTAAAAAAATTGTTTAACGTCATCTTTTTTGCTTTTGACTGTTTATAAATTAATGCTTAAATTCAAATATACTTTTAGCCCCAATATTTGCACCACTACACAAACCACAATTAGCGCACGAAATTTTATTATCTTTTGCTATTGTACTACTTGAGGGACAAAGTACGAAATTATTAGGTTTTTCAGTTCCTACTAAAAAAGAGCGATAACCCTCACTTTTAGCAATGTTAACCTCAAAAACATTGTGGGTTGATGCCATTAAATAACGGCTATATTCCCTATTTACATTCATGTATTGATGTGTATAACCGCTGTATTTTTTAACGATTGTACTTAATAAATGCATCAATTCTATAGGCATTAATGTAGGTTCGCCGTAAGTCCCAAATCTTGCAAATTTAATAGGATACTTTAAGGAATATTTATATATTTTTTCAAATATTCCAATATAACCCTTTTGTATTTTTCCCGCCAAATAAAGTTTATTAAGCCTATTTAACTTACTTTTTAATCCGAAACTTAATAACCCTTTGTGGGTATAACAACCGCCCGATTTTTCATTATTTTGATTGTATGAAAACGGGCAATTAAAACACACCTCTTTATCATTTATTAAACTTTTGTTTAGCACTTGTTCAACGCTAAAAGTGTATGTTTGTAAAATTCGTGCGCTGCTTTCGGCTAACTTAGGTGTTGCACTCTTTTTAATGTCTATAGAGTGAATGACATTTTCTAAAATGAAATTAAATTGCATTGTTTTTGTTTTTGACTGTTTAAAAATTTTTTTTACTGTTTTCCCTGGAAACGATTTTTAACCAATAAATTTTATTAGTTCATCAACACTATTAAAAAAACCGTCTTCAAATGAATAGGCAACATCGGACGGGCTAATAGAATAAATTTCAATTTTATTGGATAAAATAATATAAAAATATTTGTCACAATAAACGGGGCTATCATTGTACCCTATTTCCTTAATGGTAAATTTGTGTAAAACGTCGTTATTAATATACGCGTTTAGTACTGTAGTTAAGCCTAATAAATCAGTAGTAAAGTTGTTACCCTTTCTAAAATCATTAATTGCTTTGCTGAAATCGAAATTAAATTTTTTCACCTTGTTGTGTTTTTGACTGTTTGAAAAATTATATACAATCCGAATATAAATTGATGTCTATTTGATTTTTTTGTATTAAATCATTTAGGCACTCTTGTAAGTAAAGGAAATCTATAAAAAATCCTTTTTGTAAATAATTTGTAAGCAAATAAAATAAATACCCGTCTTTATCAAAGATTTCGGTTATTTTTTTTGTTTGGTTAATTAAACAAGCATCAATAAATAATTGCTTGTTTTCCTCTAAGAATGTTTGACTGTTAAATTGGAAATAGTTCATTTTTGTTGTTTTTGACTGTTTGAAAATAAAATAAAAATGTAGCCTATTGTTAGTAGGCTACAATGTTTAAGCAAAATATTGCTGCATTTCCTCAATAAATTCTAGTAAAACCTCTTTTAAATATACTTGCATATAAGTGAAACACACTAAATTTCCCTCTTTAAGATACAAGCATAAATTTTCAAAAAGTTTTTCATTTTTCAATAATCTTGTAAGTTTTGCCGATTCGCATTGTTGAAATTCATCTAGAATTAATTCAAAATTAATTTGAATAAATTGCCTCGCGTTAAATTGCTCAATGCTTAATTGTTCTACATTCATCTTGTTTTGTTTTTGACTGTTTGAAATAATTGATATGCAAATATAATACCTTTTATATAAAACACAAATATTTTTTATTTTTTATGTAATTTTTTTTTCTAGAGTTAAACAGGCAAAAGTCCTACCTTTTTAGTAGGGTATTTTTCATGGATCAAATTTTTGAGAGCAAAAAAAAATACTACTAATTTGGTAGGACAAATAAACCCTACTAATTTAGTAGAACAAATTAACCCTACTATTTTAGTAGGGTATTTTTTCAAATCGTTTCCAGGGACAAAATTAACCCTATCAATTTGGTAGGACAAATAAACCCTACCTTTTTTGTAGGGTTTAAAAAAAGCTCTTGCATTTCGCTTTTGGCGATTTTTCCAGCTCAATTCAGAGATCCTTCAAGTTCCCGGTTAACTAAGCGTCATTCCCACAAAATTAACCTCTAGAAAAAAATTTTTTTTTCGCCCGACGTTTTTCCCAGCCGTCCGCGCCCGATTTATTTTTTTTCCGCAGCGTCAGTTGACATTTTATTTATTTAAATAATTTTTTAAAATTTTCCCAATATTTTTTTTGACGATTTTTGACAATTTTATTTACAATTTTCTTTGTCCGTTTACTTTGCTTTTCATATGACTATGTTTTATATAATGTTTTTGCCTTAATCTAAACCTTAAACCAGTTTTTTACATAGTTTCCTTTAGTAAATTGTTGTTATAAATCTATTTTGTTATTTTAGTAAATTTTGGGTTATTCATTATACATTTTAATTGAAATTTATATTGGCTTATGCTCATATATGCTTGTGTATGTGATTTGTATATGCATTAGATACGTTGTTCAGTCTTTTGACATTATATTTTGGACATTTTTTGTCCAATTTCTTAACTTTCAAAAACGATTTTCCATTTTCCCAAAAACGATTTTGGTTTCATCAGACATTGCCCCTTGCCCCATTAGAGATAGCCCCTATTCGACCTAGCCCCTTAATAAAAAAAAGCCGTGATAAATTACCACGGCTTCGAATACAGTCAAAAAACAATTATCTTTTAATCTTTCGATTCATTTTCCATAAGATACAGAATAGTTTTCTCCATCGTTAACAATAGCCCCTTGGTTTTGTAAACTCTCATTCTTATCTCCATAAGTTTACAATGAGTTTCTTCTGTCATCATTACGTTCTTTTTCTTAATAGCAGCCATAATATTTATTTTTATGCAAATATACATTATTTTTTATAAAAAAGTATTTTATTAAATTATTTTTTGTATTTTTACCAAAGAATTATTTTATCATTAAACTATAGCCCCTATGTTACAAAGAACAAGCATTGCTGAAATTGTGTTTTGGTTATTGTTTTTAGCCAATGCAACTAATTATACTAATATTCATTTTAGCTATTTTATATTGCCAGGATTAATATTAGCGATTGAGTCTTTATTAAACAACTATTATAAAAACAAACAAAATGATTAAACTTATAGTATCAGGAAGAGTTGGTCAAGATGCCGAACTTAAAACCGTTGGTGACACAATGGTTTGTTCTTTCTCAGTCGCTCACACCGAAAAGGTTTACGGACCTAATCCATCAGAAAAGACGGTTTGGATTGGATGTAATATTTGGGGAGAAAGAGCGGAAAAATTGAAACCGTACATTACCAAAGGAACTTATGTAGTCGTTGAAGGTGCAGGGGGATTAAATGTTTATACTCAAAAAAACGGTGAGGTAGCTGGTATAATTAATTGCCGTGTCAGTAGCCTGGAATTTGGCGGTAAGCCAACGAGTGAGTCCGCTCCAGTTTCATCAAAACCACCGTTTGGTAAGGTTGAAAATTTTGACGGTGAGGAATTACCATTTTAATTGCTTTTTTCTTTGGGTGCTTACATAGTGTTAGAGTGATTTGTAACCCAGTATTGCGCTGGGTTACTTTTTAAAAACAAAAGTTATGAATGATTTTAAAGAGTATTTTAAGCAGCATGATGAAATCAAAAACAGAATCATTGAGATTTGCCAATTGTTTCATCGCTATGATCCCCGTCTATATCATGATATTGCTATGGACGATATATATTTCTTTTTTGATAACAAGAATAATATTTGTGTTGTTAATGACGGAATAATTGAACTTGACTTTTATTGTATTTTTGATGTTAGTTATCTAACAATGTCAAATGATTTTATTGTTAATGAAATTACTATCCGTAAGAAGGACAGAGATGAATACGATAAAATATGTATTGACAAAATAAAGAAAAAGAAGAGTAAGCAATGAAACACGGATTATTAGACAATCAATATACTAAAAACAAAAAAGATGCTACACATTAGTCTTTTTAGTGGTATAGGAGGCTTTGATTTGGCTGCTGAATGGATGGGATGGACTAATATTGTTAGTTGTGAAATATCACCATTTCCAAGGAAAATTTTGCAGCATTATTGGCCTAATGCCTATCATCATGAAGATGTAAAAACATTAACTTATGAAAAAATTAACGAAGAACTTAAAAAACGTATCGGGACCCACTGGCGGACAAATGACATTGTCCTTTCCGGTGGGTTCCCTTAACTATGCCAACCATATTCTAACGCTGGGCAGCGAAGAGGCAAGGAAGATGACCGTCACCTCTGGCCTGAGATGCTCAGAGTTATTCGCGAGATACAACCACGTTTCGTCGTGGGCGAAAACGTTGCTGGATTGCTTAGTTGGAACAACGGAATGGTATTCCACGAAATTATTACTGACTTGGAAAATGAAGGATATGAGACACAAGCGTTTGTTATTCCAGCTTGTGCCACGAATGCCCCACACAGAAGAGATAGAATTTGGTTTGTTGCCAACTCCAACAACGCAAGAACCAACGAGCGAATGCAATTTGACGGAGAACGGAAGAAGAATGACGAAAAATGGAGAGGACAGTCACAGTCTAAATATAGGGAGAATGGCATCAATGGGATTGTTGCCCACACCGAGAGTCAAAGGACATGGGAACAGTCATCAGAGGATAGAGGATGGGAAGATAGACGATTTGACAACGATGGCGAAGAGGGGAATGTTGCCGACACCTTGTCAGAGGGATTACAAGGGCGGTTTATCTCAAAATTCGTTAAGCGGGAACAAGAAAGCTGGAAAGTTTGGGGAAACAGTTCCAGACTTTGTCAAAAGAACAACTGGGAACAATTCCCAACTCAATCCCCTGTTTGTAGCGGAGATGATGGGATTTCCGATAGATTGGACGGTATTACCTTTCCAAAATGGCGAAACGAATCAATTAAAGGCTACGGAAATGCCATAGTCCCCCAGGTTGTTTATCAAATTTTTAAAGCAATAGAAAAAAGTATATTATGAAACAATCACCCAAAGACAAGGCGAAAGAACTTTTCAATCATTACCACAACCTTATCCAGGACATCGGAGGAGAACTTGGACAGGAGATCCTTGTATCTATCCTGGCAAAGGAATGCGCACTTTTTTTAGTAAGGGAAAAAGAGATAGATGAATGGAAGGCTAAAGATTTTAAAAGAGCAAAATATTGGAATGAAGTAGAATACGAAATTGAAAATTATAACGAATAGTATTATCTTTGATTATTCTTTTGAACGGTGTGGAAGTCATTCAAAAGAGATTGGAACAAGTTCTACATTGTTTCATTACCCCAGATGCCTTCCACCGTCTGGGGTTTATTTTTTTTACAATTATGGCAAAAGAAATACAGTTAACACAAGGCAAGGTTGCGATAGTAGATGATGCTGATTTTGAAGAGTTGAATAAATTAAAATGGTTTGCCGATAAACAAGGTGATAATTACTATGCCGTTCGTAAATCACTACGCATAAATGGTAAATACATTAATCAAAAAATGCACAGGATAATTATTGGTGAAAAATTGGGTGTCCATACAGATCACATCAACGGAAACACATTGGATAATAGACGTAGTAACTTACGGAATTGTACACACCAACAAAATATGTGGAATAAACCTAAATCAAAGGCGAATAATTCTGGATACAAAGGTGTTTTTTATTTAAAATCAAGTAAAATGTATAGAGCAACAATTACTATTAATGGTAAAACTATTTATCTTGGAACATTTTATTATATAAAACAAGCTGCTAATGCATACAATTTAGCCGCTAAGAAATATCATGGTGAATTTGCAAACATAAATCAAATAGATTAAAATGAAAGAAAATAGAGATTTTAAAGGTGTTTGGATACCTAAAGAAACCTGGCTTAATACAGATTTGTCTATAATAGAAAAGGTTTTACTTGTTGAAATTGATTCATTGGATAATTCCGAAAGAGGATGTTTTGCATCCAATGAATATTTAGCAAAATTTGTACAGTTGTCTGAAAGTAGAGTAGCACACATAATTAGTGATTTAAGGAAAAGAAATTATTTAATGGTTGTCTTTACGGATGGCAGAAATCGTGGATTAAAATGCTGCCAACAACAAAGCAGCTATGCTGAAAATAGCAAAGCAGAATTGCTGAAATCAACAAAGCAGAGTAGTCGAAATCAGCAACATAATAATACAGTTAATAATACAGTTAATAATACAGATTATAATAGTAGTCAAAACAAGTTTGACACACTTGAAAACGAGGAAATAAAAAATCCTTTTACTCGTAAAAAACTTGATGACTTAAACACACAAAAAGAAAAAGAAAGTAAAGAAAATTCCGCTAAAGAAAAGAAAGAAAAAGAACCGCGTGAGCCAAACGAGATTTACCAGGCCTACGAATGCTTTTGCCTTTTCCACGAATCTGTTTCCGCTGCAAAGTACCCAAGGACTTTAAATGGCAACCTTATTATTAATCCGATTGACTCAAGGAACATAAAACTATTGTTGACATGGATTAAAAGTATTAGCATGGATAATCCTATTGACAACCTTAATGCGTTTTTAAAAGGTGTTTGGTTGCTTAATGACAAATACATTAATGCGAACTTTAACATTGGATTACTTTACAGGCAGTCTTCTTCCCTTTATGCCAAGGTACAGACGATGAATCCAGTAGTAAGTAAGCAAAGAAAGGAAGAGCAGTTGAACGCGGAAGCGGCTGAGTTTTTGAAAAAAAGATATGGAATTGTAAACTAATAAACTTTATAATATGAATGACTTGAAAAACATTAGAGAGGTGGTTGATTTTATTGATTCAAGAATCAGTTTTTACAATCGAAGCCTTAGAGAGGTAGATGCAAAGACACCCTCGGCCACTATGGACAAAGCGTATTTTTACGGTAATATGTCCGCACTACTTGACATACGGGATACTATGACCAAGTTAAAAAACAACATTGCTAACCCTAACTTATTTTCTCAAGATGAGTACGAACTTACCGGCAATAGCAGCCAAAACCAATTCTAATTTAAGCCACGTTGAACGAATTGTAAACCATAGGGATAATAGGATAATGAAACTTGGTTTCCAGTCTGCCTATTCCCAGGTTTATAATTTAATTACTGTATTGTTTCCTTTGTATGGCATTGACGGTGCAAAGGAATATTACATGGAGAGTGCAGATCACATTGTTAGAAACTACAAATTACTTGCACCCGAAGAGATTAAGACTGCATTTGAATTGTTTTCTTGCCAACAGTTAGACCTTGATGAAGATATAAAGTTTTACGGCAAAGTTAATCTACATACATTAGGCAAAATTATTACTGCTTATATGGTATATAGGAATAAGATTACCTATCAGATTGACAAGGAAAAGCAAGATAAGCTGGATCAGGAAATACTTGAGAAGAAAAGAGAAATATCCAGCAGGGAATATGACCGTGACTTTGAGAATAAGTTAAAGAACTTTAACTCAAAAGATTTTAATGATGTTCCTATTTACTGGTATGACATGGCCGTTCGACTTGGTTACCTTACTTGGCAAGATGGAGAGAAAGAGGCATTGTGGGAAGAGGCAAAAGAGATTGCAAAGAACCTTCCCCCAGAGTCTGACAATGTTTATGACAGGAAAGCACACATGAAAAAGATTGCAGAGGGCAATTTACCAAGGGCAAAAGTGATAGCATATAAATTAGCAGTTTACAAGAAAGTAATTAATTTTACACTTGATGGTAAATAACAAAGCACATGAAATTTATTAAGAATAAAAAATATTACCGTGACACCGTTTACGAATGGAATTTACCTACGGGATCCTCATGCCCTTTTGCACTTGAATGCAAGGTAACGGTTGATAGGTTGACTGGTAAGTTTGATGTATACAAAGGGCAATACAAATGCTATGCTGCTGCTCCCGAAAGATTCCCAGGAGTTAGGGAACACCGTTGGAAGAACTTTGATTACGTTAAGGATGGCAACATTCCCGTTATACCCAAAGATTGCAAGGCTATTCGTATTCACTCGTCTGGTGACTTTTTTAATCAAGAGTATTTTGATATGTGGGTTAAATTAGCAAGAGAAAACCCTGGAATTGAAATGTGGGCATATACCAAGTCTATAGGTTATTGGGTTAAAAGAATATTTGACATACCAAGTAATTTAATTTTAACGGCAAGTTACGGTGGTAGGCAAGATGATTTAATAGATCAATATCATCTAAAGAATGTTATGGTTTATAATGACATTTCACTTGTACCAAAAAACAGACCTATAGATAACAATGATGACTGGGCAAGAAAGCCATATATAAATTTTGCTTTGCTTGATAATTTAAAGTATAAAAAGGCAGATTTATAACTAATGTGCATCGCAAGATATTGTAATTGTCATTCGTAAACTTTGGTTTTAGAGGTAGGGTAATTGTTATCCTACCTTTTTTATTTTTTTTTAAATTATTTTTAATAAAAATGTACTTTGTATTATATTTAATATTATCTTTGATATCATTAACAAAACAAATTACAATGACACCAGAGGACAGACAAAAGGCTATAGCCGAACAATTTTACCGTATATCAATATACTGTATGGTACAAAACGAATGTACTAATGAAAGTGGATTACACAGATTGGAACACATGAAAAAAATTATAGACGAGGTTGAAGTTTACTCTGGTATTTATGGATTGGACTTTAATCACAGATATTTTAAATTACTGTTAGATAATTCTATTATAGAAACCAAAGCCTGGCTTATTAAAA